GCGCGGTCCCTATCGCGTCGCGGATGCGGCCAAGCTGGCCGAGGCGGCGCTCCAGGCGCACAGCGGTCGCATTCCGATCGACGAGAACCACGCAACCGATCTCGCGGCGCCCAATGGGCAGCCCGCGCCAGCGCGCGGCTGGGTCACGCGAATGGAGACGCGGCCGGATGGCATCTATGGGCACGTCGAGTGGTCTGCCGCCGGCGCGACGCTGATGTCGGAGCGGGCCTACCGCTTCATCTCGCCGGTTCTGATCTGCGACGCCAAGAACAACGTGCTCGATTTGCCGCGAGCCTCGCTCACCAACACACCCAATCTGCGCGGGATGGCCGCGCTCAATTCGACGGAGAACGACCAGATGGATTTGCTCGCGCAGCTTCGCCAGCTCCTTGGCCTCGGTAACGACGCGGATGCCGCTTCCGTGGTCTCGAAGGTCAAGGGCATGTGCGGCACCGACACCGCCTTGCAATCGATCGCCAAGGCAGCGGGCCTCAATGCGGATGCCACGAGCGAGGCCATCATCACCACCGTCACCACGCTCGCGACCACTGGCAAGGACAATGGAGCGGCCACGATCGCTGCGCTGCAGAGCGAGATCAAAGATCTCGGCGGCCAGCTGCAGAAGGCGTTGACCGCGACTGCGACCGAGAAGGCGACAGCCTTCATCGACGGAGCGATCCGAGAGGGCCGCGTCGGCGTCAAGCCGATGCGCGAGCATTACATCTCGCGGCATGCGGCTAGTTCGGAAGGTGCCGCTGCCGTCGAAAAGGAGATCGGCGCGCTGCCCAAGCTCGGCAATTCGGGCAACACGATCCTCCCGGTCGAGCCTCCGGCGCCGAAGGACGGCAAGGTTGCGCTCAATGCCGAACAGGAAAGGCTCGCGACGTTGCTCGGCCTCAAGCCGGAAGATTACGCCAAGACGCTCGCAGCTGAGAACGCGGGCTGACATCGAGAAAAACGCTAGCGCAACGAACAACCGGAGCCATCCATGCCTGCTCTCACCGCCGACCGCGCAACGCCGTACTATAACGATCGGCAGATGCACGATTATGCCCAGAAGGCCGCGACGAAGTTGTTCGCCGGCGCCTTGGCCGTGCTCGATGCCGGTTACGCCGCTCCTGGCCGGACGGCCACCGGCCTCGTCGCGGTCGGCTTCGTCGACAAGTATTCCGACAATTCGACCGGCGCAAACGGCGATCTCAAGGCGCGCATCCGATCGCGCATTGGGCGCCTCAACAACTCCGCCGCGGCGGACCAAATCGGTCTCACCGAGATCGGCAGCGATTGCTACATCGTCGACGACCAGACGGTCGCGAAAACCAACGGCTCGAGCACGCGCTCTGTCGCTGGCAAGGTCATCGACGTCGACTCCCAGGGTGTCTGGGTCGCAGTCGGTCCCGGCGGCGTGATCTGATCGCCGCACTTCGTCATCAACCTTCAGCTCACCAGGTAGCCAGCGTCCATGATCATCAATCGCCAGAACCTCGACGGCCTCCGCGTCGGCTTCAAGACCGCTTTTCAGAACCAGCTCGACATCACCCCCTCGCTATATAAGCGCGTGGCAACGGTCGTGCCGTCGACGGCCAAGAGCGAGACCTACGGCTGGCTCGGCAAGATCCCCAGCGTGCGCGAATGGCTCGGCGCCCGCGTGGTGCAGGCCCTCAGCGAGGCGAGCTACAGCATCAAGAACAAGTCCTACGAGCTGACGGTCGGTGTCGACCGCGAGGACATCGAGGACGACGTGCTCGGCATCTACACGCCGATCTTCCAGAGCTTCGGCGAGAGCGTTGCCGCCTGGCCGGATCAGCTGATCTGGCCTCTGCTTGCCGCCGGCTTCTCAACCAACTGCTATGACGGCCAGTTCTTCTTCGACACCGATCATCCCGTGCTCGACGCGAACGGCGTGCCGCAGTCGGTCGCCAACACCGACGGCGGCCCCGGTACGCCCTGGTTCCTGCTCGATGTCTCCAAGGTGCTGAAGCCGCTGATTTGGCAGCTGCGCAAGTCCGGCCAGTTCGTCGCGCTCGACAATCCGACCGACGAGAACGTCTTCAACAAGAAGGAATTCCTCTACGGCTGGGACGGCCGCGGCAATGCCGGCTATGGCTTCTGGCAGTATGCCTGGGGCTCCAAGCAGGCGCTCGATGCGACGCGCTACGCGGCCGCCCGTCAGGGCCTGATGGGCATGAAGGGCGACTTCGGCCGCCCGCTCAACGTGCTCGCCAACGGCAGCAAGCCGCTGCTGGTCGTACCCTCGACGCTGGAGGGCGCGGCGTTGTCGCTGATCAACGCGCAGAAGAACGCCAACGGCGCCGACAATATCTATTACAACACCGCCGAAGTGCTCGTCTGCACCTGGCTCGGTTGATCCGAGTCAGACTGATCCCAGCTTCCGCTGATCGAAAGGACGAGGCATGACGACCGACACCAAGAACCTCACCAAGGCCGAGCTGCTCACGCTGGTCGCCGAGCTTCAGGCGAAACTCGCGGCCGGTGCGAAGCAGGCCGATGCCGGCCGCATCGAAGAGTTGACCCAGCAGCTGTCGGTTGCCTCGGCGGAAACCGCCGCGGCGCGCAACCGCGTCGATGAGCTGATCGCACAGCTCGCCGAAGCCAATGCCGAGCGCAGCAAGCTTGCAGCGCTGCTCGAAGCGACGCACCAGGCGCATCCGCCGGCCGCCGCGGCCGCGGTGTCACCGGCCGAATTCAAGGGGCCCGCCATCGTCGTTCGCACCCGGCAAGGCCGCGAGCAGCCGCGCTACCGCGCATCGCGCACATTCACGCGAGAAGAGGTGGTCATCGCTCTCTCCGATCTCAGCCAGGATCAGCTCGACGCTATCCGCGGCGACCGCGAGCTGGTCGTTAGCGATCGCGACTGACCTCGCTTCCGCGTTCCGATTCGTGCGCCGTGCCAATCACCCGCAACTGATTGGGTCCTGACAGACAGCGGCGCGCGAGTCCTCGGCCGGCGGCTTAGCCTTTCACCGCCGGCCGAGGGATTCTTTCTCAGTGGAGACCCGCGCCCATGGACGAGATCGACGAGCAAGCCTACCAGCTCGGCAAGCAGGCCTTCGACGCGGGCGCTTCGCTGCGCTCGATCATCGCCGCCTGCCATGCCGAGCCGCCGGCCGACGAGGCGAAGACCTTCTCCAGCCTGGTCGGCTATGTCGACGCCGCGTTCGATCAGCTCCGCGCCATCGGCAAGGCGTTGAAGGTGTCTTGAATGATCGCGTTTCCTCAAAAGCGCGAGATGCGTGAGGTCGTCGTCGATCACGGCGACGGCACGGTCTCGCCGTTGATGGAGGCGCGCTTTCTCGAAGTCGTCGACGGCATCGTGCGAGCCCGCAAGGCCTGGGACGTGGTTCGCAAGCGCGCGGAGGCGGCATGACCTATGCGACGCAGGCCGAGCTGGTCGAGCGCTTCGGCGAGACGATGCTGATCGACCTGACCGACCGCGCCGACCCGCCGGCCGGCGCGATCGATGCCGGTGTCGTCGCGGACGCACTCACCGACACCGATGCGATGATCGACGGCTATCTGCTCGGCCGCTACCTGTTGCCGCTGGCAGCGACGCCGACGCTGTTGAAGGATCTCGCCAAGGCGATTGCGATCTACAAGCTGCACCGCGATGCCGTCTCGGACAAGATCCGCAGCGACTACGAGGACGCGCTGAAGACCTTGCGGCTGATCGCATCGGGCGACATCCGCCTCAACGTCGCCGGCGTCGAGCCGGCGAGCTCCGGCGCCAGCGGGGTGCGGACCACCGACCGGCGGCGCGACTTCACCCCCGACAATCTGAAGGGCTTCATCTGATGCGAGCCCTGTCATGAGTGGTGCATCGTTCAAGGTCGATCTCCGCGACGAAGAGGCCGCGCTTGCGGATCTCGGCGCCCTGATCGCGCGCCTCGACGATCCGACGCCGGCCTATGAGGACGTCGGCCAGGCACTAATCACCTCGACGCACGATCGCTGGCAGCGTGGCGTCGCGCCCGACGGCTCGCCGTGGCCGCCGTCCTTGCGCGTCATCGCGCATGGCGGCAAGACCCTGATCCTGTCGTCGCGCCTGTTCCGGTCGATCACCGCCAACGCATCGCCGAGCGGCGTCGAGATCGGCACCAACGTCATCTATGCCGCGATCCATCAATTCGGCGGTTCGATCGCGCAAGGCGCGCGGACGGCCGTGCTGCACTTCAAGACCAACAAGCGCACCGGCCGCTCGCGCTTCGCCAGGTCCGGCAAGGCCGATCGCGCGCGCAAGGCCGAGATCGGCGCGCGCAGCTTCACCATGCCGGCGCGACCGTTCCTAGGTCTCGACGAGGATGATCCGCGCACTATCGCGACGATATTCGAGAACTACCTTTCGGCCGGAGGGCAGCTGCAATGAGCACGCTCGAAGGTCTCGTCGCGCTGCGGATCGACGACCAGGTGCCGGCGCTCAAAGGCCGGGTCGAGGACATCGCGGCGCTGGCCGCGCTGATCGAGGCCGGCGCGCTGCCGCAGCACGACGTCTGCGCCTTCGTCGCGCCGCTCGGCTTCGACGATCGCGGGGCCGAGTCCGCCGTCAACACCCACACTCAGGCGATCGAGGAGACCATTGCCGTGGTGCTGGCGATCAAGGCCCGCGGCGATGCCAAGGCACAGAAGGCGCTGCCGACGATCGGCCAGCTCAAGGAAGACGTCCTAAACGCCGTCGCAGGCTGGGCGCCGAACAGCAGCGTCGGCGTCTTCAACGTGCGCCGCGGCAGGCTGATCTCCGCGGCCAAGGGCCTCGTGCTCTACCAGCTCGAGTTCTCGCTGCTCGACCAACTGAGGATCACGGCATGAGTGATGACAAACAGGAGCAGCCGGCTGAAGGCGGCAGCTACACGCGCCAGCCGGACGGCTCGCTGCTGCGCAACCCGCCTGAGGGCGCCGGCGAGACGAGCCCGCCGGCGGCCAAGACGACGAAGAAGGGGAAGTAAGCCATGCCGATTTTCTGGCGCCAGATGGTGCTGCTCGCCAAGATCGAGACGAGCTACGGCACCGACCCGACGCTGACGGGCGCGGCGAACGCGATCCTCGCCAAGAACGTCTCGATCCGGCCGATGGAGGGCAGCGACGTCTCGCGCGACCTGGTGCAGCCGAATTTCGGCAACCAGCCGTCGATCCCGGCCGGGCTGCATGTCGTGATCGAGTTCGACACCGAGCTGGCCGGATCCGGCACCGCCGGCACCGCGCCGGCCTGGGGTCCGCTGATGCGCGGCTGCGGTTACGCCGAGGTGGTCTCGGCGGGCGTGTCGACGGTCTATTCGCCGGTGACGTCATCGATCGAGAGCCTCTACATGAAGTTCTGGATGGGCGCGACGCTGCACGCCATCAAGGGCGCGCGCGGCACCGCCAAGATCACGGCCGATGCGCAGGGCATCCCGATCGTGCGCTGGACCTACACCGGCCTCTGGGTCGCGCCGAGCGAGGCCGCCGCGGCGTCGCCGACGCTGACCGGCTTCAGGAAACCGGCGATCGTCAACAAGGCCAACACGCCGACCTTCACCGTCAACGCCGTGGCGCTGGTGATGCGCAACTTCTCGCTCGACCTCGGCAACCAGGTGGAGCCGCGCCTTCTCGTCGGCAGCGAGGCGGTGCTGATCACCGACCACCGCGAGCAGATCGACTTCACCTGCGAGGCGGTGCCGGTCTCGACGCTCGATCCCTACGGCCTCGCCAACGCCCAGACCACGGTCGCGGTCAACCTGGTGCACGGCGTCACCGCCGGCAACATCGTCACGATCGCGGCGCCCTATGCCGAGTTCAGGCGGCCGACCGGCTATCAGCAGAACCAGGGCATCGCCGAATGGCCGCTGTCGATGCTGTGCCTGCCGAGCGCCGGCAACGACCAGGTGTCGATCACGTTCACGTAAATCCGCCTCACACCGAAATCCTGTCAGGAGGTTTCAAACGATGTTCAAGGTGACGGACAACCTGACCTTCATGCACGACGTGAAGGTCATCACGCCCGCGGATTCCGGCCACGCCGAGGACGTACTGAAGACGACCTTCAGGTTCCTGCCGAGCGACGAGCTCGCGGCCTTCGATCTGACGACGCCGGAGGGTACCACGGATTATCTGAAGGCGATCGTGGTCGCCTTCCACGACCTCGTCACCGAAAACGGGGCACCGCTGCCCTACACCGACGAGGTTCGCGACAAGCTGCTGCGTCGCTCCGACATCCGCAAGGCCGTGGGCAACCACTATCTCGCAGCGGTCGCGAAGGTCGCCGAGGGAAACTGAGATGGGCTGCCAGGCGGTGGGCCTGCAGCGCCCGCATCGCGGCAGCCCGGCAGGAGGCGCAGCGCGAGACCGAGGCGACGATCGACGGCGCGCGGCATGCAGGCATGGACGCGGACTCGCTGGCCGCGCTGCGCGAGACCATCGAAGGCAACGCGCCGACGATAGACGAGGAGTTCGCCCGGGTCTGGCCCGACAACGTTCCTATCGTCGAAGCCTTTCTCGCGGTGGCGACGCAATGGCGGGTGCTCGCGTGCAGCCCGGGTGGAGCGATCGGCCCGGCCGGCGGCGCGATTGGACCGACCGTGCCGGTCTACATCGCGTTGGACTATGCGGCGGTGCGGGCCGGACTGGATGCGGAGAACATCGAGGTCACGCCGGAGCTGTGGCGCGGCTTGCGCGTCATGGAATCGTCCGCCGCCGCGGCGCTGAATGAGGTGACTTGATGCGCGTCTCGCTCGTCATCGACGGTGATGCTTCCGGCGCCAAGAAGGCGGCGCAGGATGCCTCCACCGGCCTCAAAGGCCTTGGCGCGGCAGCCAATGACGCCAAGAACGCAGTGGCCGCCGCCGGCGCGGCAAACGACAACATCGCCAAGCAGGCCGGTCTCGCCCGGCACGAGCTGGTCAACCTCTCGCGCCAGATCCAGGACGTCGGTGTATCGCTGGCCTCCGGCCAGTCGCCGTTCACGGTGCTGATCCAGCAAGGTACGCAGGTCGCCGACGTCTTCGCCAACTCCAACGGCACGGTCCGCGGCTTTGCCTCGCAGATCGCCTCGGTGCTGACCCCGACCCGGCTTGTGGTCGGCGGCCTGGTCGGGCTCGCTGCTGGGGCGACGCTGCTAGCAAGCTCGGTCATCACCAGCGTGAAGTCGCTGGACGATCTCTCGCGCGCGACCGACCAGCCGTTGAACAAGCTGCATGCGCTGCAGCAGGCAATGTCGTTCAAGGGCATCAACGGCCAGGATTCCGCGGCGGGCATCACGGAGTTTGCGAACAAGGTGTTCGAGGCCCAGCACAATGCCGGCACGCTGAACAGCCTGATGATCGCGAACGGCAAGAGCGCGAAGGACTTCTCCGGCTACATGTCGGCGGTGGCCGACCTCGTTGCGCGGGCGTCGAGCGACATCCAAAAGCAGAAGATCCTGCGCGAGGCCGGCCTGCCGAGCGACGCGGCCTGGGTCCGCTTCATGGAGCAAGGCGGCAAGGGCATCCAGGCCGCGATCGACGGCACCGTGCAGTTCAATCAGGCCGCCGAGCTGAACCTGATCAAAAAGGCGCGCGACTTCGACGACACCTGGAACAGGGCCACGACGAAGCTCGTCGCGAACTTCAAGGCCGCGGCCGTCGACATT